TCAATCTACAAGTTTCCCAAAAGATACTTTGACGACATTGACTGTGTTATCGGTGACGAAGCACATTTATTTAAGGCAAAGTCACTCACAGGTATCCTCACCAAACTCCACAACGCCAAGTATCGTTTCGGTTTCACAGGGACCCTCGATGGTAGCAAGACTCATAAGTGGGTCTTGGAGGGTTTGTTTGGTGCATGTGAACAGGTTACGAAGACAGATTCGCTTATTAAGAAAGGGTTCCTTTCTAACCTACGGATCAAGATCCTAGTTTGTAAACATGATTACAAATACTTCGCTGATTACCATGAGGAGATGGACTACATTGTAGCACATGAGAAGCGAAATAACCTAATCAAAAATCTTGTCAACGATATTGAAGGCAACACATTAGTTCTCTTTAACTATGTGGAAAAGCATGGTGACCCTTTATACGAACTAATAAATAATTACATTAGTGACGACAGAAAAGTATTCTTCGTCCATGGTGGTACTGATACCGAGGACAGGGAACAAGTAAGGGCAATCACAGAATGCGAATCTAACGCTGTCATCATTGCATCTTACGGTACGTTTTCCACAGGCATCAACATCAAAAAATTACATAACATCGTATTTGCTTCTCCTTCCAAATCTAGAGTAAGGAACTTACAATCAATTGGTAGAGTCCTACGTAAAGGAGATGGAAAAGATATTGCTACACTGTATGATATCGCTGACGATATCTCTGGTCGTAAAGATAACTATACGTTGAAACATCTTTACGAAAGAGTAACAATATATCAGGAAGAGAACTTTAAGTACGAAACTATAAACATAGACTTAAGGTAAGTATGGAAGACGAATTCTATGCAACAGTAAAACTAACATCTAATGAAGAAATTATTGCTAAAGTATGTTACTTGACTGAAGAAGACTGTTTACTTGTAGAGAAACCTTTACTAGTAACTAGAGCAAATCAAAAAAGGAATGGTAGATTAGTAGAAGGATTCTCATTAAGTGATTGGGTAGTTAGTTCTTATGAAGAACTATTCATTATAAAAATGAATCAAGTAGTGACTCTAACAGAGTCAGATGAAAGGATAGTAGGTTTCTATGAACGTCATTTAAGTGATGAACAAGATTCATCTATAAGTAAGATGTCAAAAGAAATGGGATATCTAGGTAATGTTAATGATCAAAAGAAAAAATTAGAGAAGTTATTTAATAATAGTTAGTAATTAATTAATAGCTATAATGATCTTGAACCCTTGACAGAGTTATTCTATAGGTGTTAGGTGTATTTGTCAAGCCCCTATGGAAAATGGTGTTGAGGTTGACATTAAGTACATTCTGTACTATACTGTCTGAAGCAAACGGTATGGTATGAAGAAAACCAGAACAAAGACAGAGTATTACGTAAACAACAAGGAGTTCCTTGCTGCCGTGATTCTGTTGCGGGATTTCTTCCTGGATGGTGAACGTCTGGGACATAAGTCATACCTTGAATCTATCAGGTACTACCGTACCCATAGAGATAGAAGAACAACGGTCAAGTTTAAACGATGTTATGAATACCTAGGTGATTGCTTCTCCAAGATTGCTACACACCTATCATACAAACCAAACTTTGTCAACTACATGTTCAGAGAGGACATGATTTGCGATGGTGTGGAGAACTGTATTCAATACATCCTTAACTTCGATCCAGAGAAATCTTCTAACCCGTTTGCTTACTTCACCCAGATCATCTACTATGCTTTCCTTCGTCGCATTCAGAAAGAGAAGCGTCAGTTAGAGATCAAGAGTAAGATCCTAGAGAAGTCTGGACACCAGGAGATCATGCACACAGACACGTATGATGGTGACATGGCAGGCATGAATGCCTCTTACTCCGACATGGGTAGCATTAAAGAAAACATTGAAACAAGAATGAACAGATGACTATTGCACTTATTACTGATCAACATCTCGATGGTCGTAAGGGTAGTCAGGCATTCTGGAATTACTTCCTCAAGTTCTATGAGGATGTGTTCTTCCCTACACTAGAAAAGAAAGGAATCAAAGAGATCATCGATCTAGGTGACACGTTTGATAACCGCAAAGCAATTGACTTCAATGTCTGGAACAGGATCCGTGCTCACTACTTTGATCGCCTAGAAGAGATGGGTATCACTGTACACACAATCCTGGGTAACCACTGTGTGTACTACAAGAATACAAACTCCATCAACTCTCCTGACCTGCTGCTAGGTAACTATGACAATATTCGTGTGTACGATGAGGTGTGTACTGTTACTATTGAGGGCACGAGAATTTGTTTTGTCCCTTGGATCAATAGGGAGAACGAAGCGTCCACGATGGAACATCTCCAGCAGACAGATGCGAAAATTGTGATGGGTCACCTTGAACTTGATGGGTTTGAAGTGACACCAGGCATGAAGATGGAGCACGGTATGGACCCCAAGGTCTATAAGAACTTCAAGCAAGTCTTCTCTGGTCACTTTCACCACAAGTCAAGCAAGGGTAACATCACATACCTTGGCAATCCTTACCAGATGTTCTGGAATGATTACGCTGACCAACGTGGATTCCATCTCTACGAACCAGCAACAAACAAACTTCGCATGGTCAAGAATCCATATGACATCTTCAAGAAGGTCTTCTACAACGATGTAGATAAGGACATGGTTCTAGACTACACCGAGTACAAAGATACCTTTGTCAAACTGGTTGTGGAAGAGAAGCGTGACTACTACAAGTTTGAGAAGGTTGTGGAAAACCTGTACAATGCAGGTGTGCATGACATCAAAGTTGTAGAGACTCTGGTTGATGAAGACAACGTAGAGGAACCAGACCTGGAAGTCAAAGACACACTGACATTACTCAATGAGTACATCGATGAGGTAGAGATGACCGTAGAGAAATCTGACCTGAAGAAACTGATGAGATCGCTATATATTGAAAGTTGCGAGATGGTCTAATGTCTTACATCTTAACTCTCAAGGACAAGCCAGAAGGTGTGTTCTCTATAGTCGATAGAGATAGTGGAGACCACGTTGTGCCGATCTTTGATGAGTTGGATGACTGTGAGCGTTATGCCATTCAGTTGACCGAGTGTGAGACTGGACTGCAGTTAGCATTGGTAGAAATAGACAAGAATTTAATAGTAGGAGCATGCGAGCAGAGAGATCAAAAGTATGCTATAATCACAGTGGACGACTTCATTATACCCCCTGACGAATTTCCATGATTACGTTTGAAAAAGTTCGCTGGAAGAATTTTCTTTCTACTGGCAACACCTTTACTGAAGTCGATCTGACTGCCAACAAAACCAATCTTATCATTGGTACTAACGGAGCGGGTAAGAGCACCATTTTGGATGCCCTTACCTTTTCTTTGTTTAGTAAACCTTTTCGTAAAGTGAACAAACCGATGCTGGTCAACAGCGTCAATGAAAAGGATTGTATGGTGGAGATCGAATTCAAGATTGGTCCTAACGAATTTGTCGTCAAGCGTGGTATCAAACCAGCGAAGTTCGAGATCTGGCAGAATGGGGCAATGCTAGATCAGTCCAGTAATGCTGCTGACTATCAGAAGCATCTGGAACAGAACATCCTGAAGATGAACTATAAGTCGTTCACTCAAATCGTTGTGCTAGGTTCGTCAACGTTCGTTCCGTTCATGCGACTGCCTCTAGCACAGCGTAGAGAAATTATTGAAGACATCCTGGACATCCAGATCTTCTCGATGATGAACATCGCTCTCAAAGATAAGATGAAGTCTTCTACTGAAGAGATGAGAGAGGTTGATTACAGTTGTGACATGGCAGATCAAAAGATTGACATGCAACGTCGGTTGATTGATCAGTTGTCCACTCGTGATGAGTCCCTGATCAAAGAGAAGCAGCAGTACATTGACAAATTGTTAGGAGAAGAAGAGATTTGTCAAGGATCCGTATCCAAACTTCATGAAGAAAGTGAAAAACTTTATGAAGATTTAAGTGGTTTAGAAAGCGCGAACAAGAAACTCCTGACTTTAAACAACTTGAAAGGAAAACTTACAAACAAATGTACGACTTACAAGAAACAGCACGAGTTTTTTGAGGAGAACGACACATGTCCTACGTGTAGTCAATCTATATCTAAAGAAGTTAAAGAAAACAAATCAGGTATCATTAGAAGTCAAGTCAAAGAACTTGTCCTCGCTATCGAAGAACTTCGATGCAACATTCTCGATGAGCAAGAGAGAAGTGAACAACACCTGGTCAAAAGCAAGGAGTTGAATGACATCCAGCAGAAGATTGCTGGTCACAATGCTACTGTTACACGCATCAATAAGAACGTCAGGCAACTGATGACAGATGTAGAAACATTACAAAATTCCAAAGATGATAACTCCGAGGAAGAAGAGAAGTTAAAATACTTGTTGGAAGAACGTGATAACCTGAAGAAGCAAATTGCCCTCGTCAAAAAAGATAGAGACACTTTGCTAGCAGCATCTCATCTCCTGAAAGATAATGGTATCAAAACCAGAATCATCAAGAGATACTTGCCAGTGATGAACAAACTCATCAACCAGTATCTTCAGAACATGGACTTCTACATCAACTTCGCATTGAATGAGAACTTTGAGGAAACGATCAAGTCGCGGTTTAGGGATA